TTCGGTCGCAAACTCTGCCGCTGGTGCCTCCCCGCCAGTTCCCAAGATTGCCTCAGAAACCTTTCGTGCCATTTGACCACCCTTACGGGCTGAAAGTCGTTCAGCATATTCTTCCTGTTCTTCTCCAGCTCTCTCAACAGCGGTCTTATACTCACCCGTCTGTTCCTCAATCTCAGCACGAAGTTCCTCTTTATCAGCGTCAAGATCATCTTTCTCTTCCTGTTCACTTTCAAAAGATTCCCATTCATCCTGATTCATCAGATTACCGCGTTCTGACTCAAAATCTGCCATTTTTTCTCGCCACATTCTCCTTACATCCGCCCAATCAAATCCTTGAAATGCCCAATCATCAGTTTGCAGAACGATGTTTCCTGACGAGTCTTTTAAGAACGCATTAATTGTGGTTCCACGCCAATCTCTTATCTTATACGCTTTATACAAATTACCTTGTTCATCGTACATAGTCTTCCAATACTCAGTTTTATTTGCCATAATTAGCTCCTACAAGTCCTTTGCTCGTTTCATTTCACTGTATTGCCATTCGCCCGAAACCTTCGTAGCGAACAAAACCTTCCCCTTATGTTTACATACCCCGAAATCACCGTCCTGACCGTCACCCGGAGACAACAGCGTTCCTTTAACACCCAGTATCCTGTCCTGTTTCTGCTGCCTCAGCAAGTTCAGCTCCTCCTGTGTCACTTCCATTACGGCTGATGCCCTACTACTGCGTACTCAACAATAGTATCGTCCAGTATCAAATCCTGTCCGGCACTGGAGAACTCCAATTCCAAAGTTTTACCAACAAGATTCAAAAAATCTCCCGTATTGGTAAGTGATGCTGACGCACCGAATGTAAGTGTCTTATCTGCTGACGTATTTCCATCCAGATATGCTTTCACTGTAAGAGCGTCACTGGCTTCATCATCTGTCTTGTATGTAACATAAATTCTTGTGAATCGCTTCTTCATTCCGGGATAGCCGAAATCGTACTGCTTTGTCTTTACAGTTGCTGTCTGAATGTTGTCCGTAGAGGAACTATTCATCTCTTTTATGATAGCGCTGGTAGGCATCAGGAAGCCACCGTATGTGATCTGACGTAAACAGGTTCAAGGTTGTCTCCAATTTGAAAATTACTGACATCATCCGCTGTAATAGAATCAAGTGTTGCTTTTGATATACTCCTGTTATCGAAATTATATCTGTACCCGTTCACCACCGCATTACCTGGTGAAGTATCGGGAATTATCACCAGCTCCTTCTGAACACCGGAATAACCGATAGCCGGGTTATCGAACGTAAGCGCTTGCCATTCAGAGCGAATAGGAAGCGACAGTTCTACAATTTGTTGTGGTGTTATGAGTGTAATCTGCTTGGAATCGCAGCATACAACACCATACGGTGTCTTAATACTTGCAGAGCGATAAGAACATCCAAATCCCCTGTAATGACGCTCTATGTGCCAATTCAACTCAGAACCGGCAGATACATTCATAATATACACATTCCTGTCTTTAAGAACATATAACCTGCCGTCCAGTTCCTCCAGAGACACAATTTCGTCACCGTCATTCTTACCGAAGTCCTTAAATCCGGTCATTGTAATTTCATCAGGCTTAAATACAGGCGACCAATATACCCTGCTTCTTTCCCTCACTGTCTGCTCGTTTTCGTCCTTAGTGTCTATATTGCCGTAAAATGCTCTGTCTCCTGCCACCACCGATGTCTTCCATCGTATGGCCGGTACCGTCTGATTGGCAATGCGTCCGGTGAACGACTGATACGTCATCGCCTTGATACCGTCAAACGGGAAGTACCAATTCGTCACCACATCAGTTCTCGGTGTGGATGTAACCACATAATATGTCTCAGGGTCAGACGCTCTCGTTCCACTTCTGGAAACGGGAAGCATATTGGCATCAAACTCTACACCATCATCTGTCGTCACTTTTGCCGACACCTTCCCCCACATAGAACTAAGTGAATTGAGCATTGTAGAATAGTCGTTTGGACTTTTCGCAATGCTGACCGCCACAGCGATATCGTTAACAGCCGTATTAACAAAATAATCAGTGTCAAGCCATTTTCTATCAGTGCTACCAGCCTCAATGGCGCCAACAGTTACCTCTGAACCAGCAGCATCAGGACATCTTGTCCAATGCCCCCAATTACTTTCAACGTTTGTAGCGGTTGGCTCAAGTATAGCCAAATCACTATCAGCGAATCCTGTTTCCACATCAAACGTGCCTGCTAAATACCAATCTACCTCGTCTTTCGGCTTCCAGTACAGATTTATGGCTGTTATACGACGATTCCAATTGGCATTGGAAGCACCGGTGTAAATAACAAGATTGATCGCTCTCGCCTTGTGCGGAGACGGATAGATATAAATTTCGCTATTATCGCTGTGATCAGCGTCAGAAGTGCCCTGCTGTCCCCTTACAACCGTTAAAACATCGCTATCGATTGCGGTGATAAGCATTATTTCCTGACCGATGCGAATATAAGTATAGATATTAAACGCTCCGCCAGAATCTACTGTTACTGTCGGGTCCCCCATATCAAACGAAGCATCATTTACAAGGTTGTCTGTTGTTCCATCGACGACCAGTTTTGCCTTAAATTCATCGGGACCCTGCTCCTTAACTTCAAACCCTGACACACCAATCTCACCATCATCAGTCTTACCCAACTCCGTCTCCTGAATATGATCATAAACATACGTTACTGTATATTTATCATCTTCACTGAATGTTTCAGACCTGATTGCATCGGGCCACAAATAGTGATCGTCATTTTCCAGTATTGTACCGGAAGCGTACGGATGCCTCGGCTCGTAAGAAAAGATTCCCACATTCCTTTCTGCGCTTATCCCCCCTCCAAGAGATTCCAAGGTTATATTGTCAAAAACTGCGACGCCTGTATCTGCGGAAGATATACTTGCTAATAACTTTATATATATCGTAGAAGCTGGTGCAATAAAATCAACAGATACATACTGCCAATCCTCTACGGTTGTTATTGAAGTCGTTGCGGCATCAAGAGAACCTGTTTGTGTTCCAGATATACCAATTTTTGAATTTAATGTGCCAGAAAGTGTTTTTATATAACAGGCAAGACGATATTGTTGTCCAACGGTAACAGAAACGGCTTGATAAACATTCTGACCAGTTCCGTTTGTATATTTAATCTGCTGTGCGCTGTTTCCAGCATAAGGATCAGCAGTATATTCGGCTACTGTAACCGTTTGTTGATTGCTCCAATTGGTTGCTAATCCATCTGTAAAACCACTCTCAAAATCGTTATTATTAATTGTAACAGATGTGTTCAGTCCCGCTGTATCGTAAGCACCTTTCATCTTTACCACAATAGGCGGCTTCAACTCTGTCTCATAAATTTTCCAATTGCTGATATTTTCGTTCTGTGCCGGCTGGTAATAATCGGGAGACTTATTCGTTCCGTATGTTATTCCTGACGCTGTGCCGTTACCCCAAAACTCCCGCTTGATATGTCCGTACCACTGTGAGGCATTATTACTGTTTCCCAGGTTTCCGTCAGAAATACGAAGCACTTCATTATGCGCAAACATATCCACTTCCGGATCACTGGAAGTGTCAGTCCAGGTTGTCTCATCAAATATCTCCAACCAGCTTCCACCTCCTCCGTCAGCGTTGTCATATCGCTCCACTGTTCTATCGCTGGATCCGTTCTTGCGATACAATATGTGCCACATCGTACTGTTCTGATTATTACTGGCATCCCAGCCGGTACGATAGATATAGTACCCCTGTCCTTTAAGAATATCGCTGGTGGAACGAGCTGCTGTAATATCCGCCGCTCCTTTCACCTTCTCCACTCTCCCGATTTTGCGATTCTCAACTTCTTCAAACGACTGGAACTGATTGTCCTTAATATCCAGCGGAGACGGATACGTCACCAGTCCGCCGCTGAAATCGCCAATCTTAAATCTCTGTTTAGGATTAGGCATAATTAAAAATCGTTGTAGTCAATTGTAAATGACGGTTCAGCAAATTTGTAATTACCGTACTGTATCGCTTTCCGTTTCCACTCACTCCACTCATTCTTATAGTAGGAGATCATATCCCGCTGAAACCTCTCCGCCACCTTCCAGGCACCGTAATAAACCAACGCCTCGTGATAAGCCGAATCAATGTCAGGTGTTGACGTATTGCTCGATAATGTCGTCGGCTTCGGAATGTAATAAATCTTTATCGTTACTGCTGATGGGTCGGGGAATATCCCCACTTTGTTGTCCCTGATGTAATATCCGTATCCGCCGGGGATAGTAGCCGTTCCGCTGGAGTTTGACGGATTCACTATCTGATGATAACCGATACGGTGAATCTTGTAACCATCGTAGTCCACTCTCCGCATCCGTAAGATGCTAATGGCAGCAGCGCCTCCGCCGCCTTCCGGCGTCCAAATGGAAGAACTGTCTAAATCGTATTCTTTTGTACCGGACGCTGCTGTTGCCGTAGCAGTGGTTTCCAGCAGTTCCGCTTCATCCACAAGTATCATCTGCCCTCGATTGATAAAATCATTAATATGAGAGTCGGGATATTTTTTGTCTTCCGTTGTATCGGTTAAAAGTCTTATCTCTGATCTAATGTCTCGTAAGTTCATTCTTCTTCAACCTCGTGAATACCACCGTAACGCTTATTTATTACTCCAATCTTCTGATAAAATCCCTGCATAATCGCCTGTGCATCATTATACTCCTCTATCTGTTTCTTCGCTTCCGCCACTGCGTAATCAACCACCAGGGGCTCTAAAGATGTGGGCAAGTCGCATTCAGTCGTCCTCGTTTTCTGCGGAATTTTTATATATCTCACCACTACACTTCCCGCTTCACTTTTCCCTGCCTGTGAAAGCCGTATTTTACTCTCGTAAATCGCATAAAATTTTCCCGATGTACTGTAAATACTGTCAGAACCGTCGTCAATAATATCCATTATCTCAGACGATACCAGAATCGCAGACTCGAGAGACCCTCCTAATTCTTTAATTTTTACCGCTAAGATTCTGTACGGTTCTGATGTCAGTGACGGTGATCCGCTGGTGAAGCCTACATCTCTATTGAGGTTCCCGTCCAGAGAATCTTCTACAATCATTGTTGTAAGCGCATCATCTACCACCATATTAACTATTTCGTTCTGACCGTCAACAATCCACTGGTCAATCTCGCTGTCCGTAGGCGGTGTATCCGTTGCCGCTAAACCGAGCTTATCCCGTACCTGATCTTCTAATGCTGCCAGTGTTGCCATTGTTACTCCTTATTGCGCTTTAACCGGAGCGGCTTTATAGCAGGCTATTAACCCCGTCATTTCCGCCGCCCCATTAAAGTCAAAGCGTTCATTTTATCCGGTTACTTTAGACTATGCAGTAAAATCGGTATTCTGCGTATAGTAGGCAATGCAGGAATAATCTTCGGAATTAAACTTAGATTTACCCTGTCCATAAATAAGCCCACCGGCTACACCGAGAGAATTGCTATAATCAAAGGTCTTTTCAACCCAGAGAGGCTCGCCAACTCTCGCAAAGACTCCGGCTTGTGAACCGAGGAAGAGATTGGTAGAATAATGAAGATTACCACCAGAACCTCCCGTATCAGCCTGTGAGATATTTTCGTGGGCGTGAATTACCACACCGTCAAAAACACCTAACGCACCGCTGAAAATAGGATTGCTCTCTCCTCGAATGTTGCCGTCGCGCTGTGCCTGCTGCCAAGCAGACAAGGTGGTAAGATCGTACGCCACTTCCGGATGAACCAGAAGGATGTAGTATTCTTTACCGCCAACGCGGATAGGTCTCATACGAAGTTCGCTTGAACCTTTAGGGATTTGTGCCAGACGTTTCAATGCAGAAATGTCAGACAACGAGATGGTATCGCTAGCGGTCAGCGCAGCGGCTGTACTTGATTCATTCGCTCTGCTGCCAACTGAGGTTGATCCATCATCAGCCCTGAAGGTTCGGGTGGGTGAAGCGGATAGAGACGTGAAAAGGTCAGAATCAACCTTCTCAGATAGCCAGGTCTTGAGAACAGACAGAGACTCTTTACGAAAATCAAAGAGAACCTTGCTGTTTTCAAAGTTACCAGTATCCCGTACTGCGTTACGCTCCATTGCAGTGGTAACAGTCTGAGAATAAGAACTCATAGCCTCTTCGTTCCCTTCCAGTGTGCTGTCGCCGGAAATACCAGAGCCGGACAGGTTCGTGATAAGACCAAAGGTTACGTCTTTACCCTGTGAACCGTCCAGTTCGTGTTTAACCTGAATCATCGAATCCGCACCATCGCCCATAAACTTTTCAAAGTAGATTTCCTTACCTACTTCATTGAAAAGCTCTTTAGCCCATCTGGATACCTGTAAACCAGACGCCCAAGATGATTGTGCCATTAAATAGCTCCTTTAAGATTAACTGCCGGGAACGTTTCGGAGATACTCCCACCGTTCCTTACTAGGAATATCACCCCACTCAGAAGCGGGTATGTTGTCTATGTCCTCTTCGGTAGTGCTTTTCCCAGAACCTGCCGTAGATAACGACGGGGGAACGGATGCGGTCGCCTGAAGTTTTTTAGTCACTTCAGCCTGACCTTCCTCCTTGGCCTTCCTTGCAGTTGTTTCAGCCATTTTGATAGTGTAGGCATCGTCCATAAAGGTGATGCCTCTACTGTCGGCAAATTGAGCGACCGCCATAAGCTCATCTTTGGAAAGATCAGGATGATCTTTAGTAAATTGCCGGACCATTGATTCATACGCTTCGTCCATCTTCTGCTCGGCAGCCTTCCGCTTCTGCGTTTTCGCTTCAGCCTGATAAGTCTGCTTCGCAACGTGCTGGACGTATTCAGCGATTGAATCGGCATTGTAAGGATCGTACTCAGGCACAGGGGATTCTTCCTTTTCTGCGTTCTGATCACTTACCTTCAAACCTTCAATGGCTTGCCGCAATTCTCCAATCTCATTTGTCTGCTTTCCGTGTAGCGTCTGCAAGTTGGTGTAAGCATCGGCCAAAGCTTCGACCGTCGAGAATTGCTTCCCTCCAGCTTTAACCTCAGATACTTCATCAACTTCCTGGTTCTCGCTCTCTTGCTCCTCAGCCTGCTCCGTTGCATCATCGGGGGATTCTGCCGACGCCTCAACACTCTCTTCTTCGGCCTCTGAGGGAGTGTCTGCTTCGCCGGACAGTTCCTTGTCCGTATCTATGAACTCAAAGCGACTTTCTTTTTTCGCCATCTTTATGTCCTCCTTATCCGCCAAGGCTGGCACTAATAAAAAAGCCGCATCATCACAAAATTGTGATAACACGGCTTCTGCTTAGTTCCCTAACGGGGGTTAAGTCAGAGTTGCCTGACTGTTATTGTTATTGCGGGACTACTCTCTCGTATTTCTCAAGACTAGTTATCCCACCTTGATTGAAATTTATTGTCAAAGAACCGGAAAACTTAGCTTCAATAAGTTTCCGTACTAATGAAATCAGCCAATCAAAATGCTTCAATCACTATGAACCGGAATAGTCCATCCGACCTTTTTCACTGGAACTGTTGCCAACTTTTTTTGTCACGTCACCCTTAGAATCTTTCTTCGGTGATGGATTGGAACTGCCTGTGCTGCTGGGCGGCGGATAACCGAGATGCCTT